GCTCTTAGGCTTCCACGCATATCCTTTGAAATAAATGAGATGTCATATGATGCCAATGCACGTGTATCTAAACATAAAAATTATAAAAAGGTTGTGACGGGTGATACACTTCAATTGCATAAGTTAGGAGCACCAGCCGTATATAAGGTTGGATTTGAATTAAATATATTGGCTGCAACTCAAGATGAGGCATTACAATTATTGGAACAGATACTTCCAATGTTTCAGCCAGAATATACAGTAACAATAAAAGATATTCCAACTATGGATATCAAAACAGACACACCAATTGTTTTGGAGAGTGTCACCTTAAATGATGATTATGAGGGTGACTTAGTTACTAGGAGAGCTATAATATATACATTACAGTTTGGAACTCGTATTAGATATTATAGAGGTATTGGTAAGAGTAAACAAATTCTGCATACTGAAGTTGATTATTCTGAAAACGTTGACCCAACAACAGAGCAATTTGAAAGACAAGCAATAGATGGTACCACTACATCTGACGGTGCTGGTGGCTATAAAGAACCATACACTGAAACCATTAACTTTTTTAACATGGATGTATAACAATGTATAATTATAAAGCAAAGATATTAAGAGTCGTTGATGGAGACACCGTTGACGCAGAGTTAGACTTAGGATTTAAAATATTTATTAAAGAGAGGATTCGTTTAATGGGTATAGATACTCCTGAGAGTAGAACAAGAAACCTAGCTGAAAAATCATGGGGTAAAGCAGCTAAGCATAGACTAGAAGAATTACTAGCAGAAAATGATGGTGAATTTACTTTAGTTACTAAAAAACAAAAGAAGGGAAAGTTTGGACGAATACTAGGAACCATTTCAGTCTCAACAAAGGACGGTATCGTTGATGCTAACCAAGTTTTAATTAATGAAAAACTTGCTATACCATACATGGGCGGTAATAAAGAAGAGAGTAGAACCGCAGCAGGAGTATTAGATTTATGGAACACATATTATGAGCACCCTACAGAAGGTTGACCAAGATTACGAGGACGTAAGGAAACAACTTTTTGATTTAGCCGAGCAAGGAGATGAAGCCATTGAGCTTATGTTAGACCTTGCACGTGAATCAGAACATCCAAGAGCCTTTGAGGTACTAGGTCAATTAATCAAAAATAACGCCGAAATCGGGGAGAAGATTCTTAAACTTCATAAAAGTAAAAAGGAAGTTGATAAAGAAGACCTACCAGCTCTCAGAAATGACCCAACAAACAATAATGTTTTTATAGGCTCAACAGCTGAGTTACAAAAAATGTTAAGAGATGAAGTAGTAATAGAGCAAGAGGTTATAGAAAAAGATGGGTAGAGAAAGTATGTACCTTGGCAACCCTAATGTTAGGGGAGCCGATATAGAACACGCATGGACTAAAGACGAATTAGTTGAATATAATAAATGTCTTAGAGACCCTAGCTATTTTGCTTTAAAGTATTGTAAAATAATCCACCTTGATAAAGGTTTAATACCATTTAAATTATATCCATATCAAGAACAGATGTTTGAGCAATTTAATGCTAATAGGTTTAATATTGTTCTTGCCTGTCGTCAAAGTGGTAAGTCAATTGCCGTTGTAGCATATCTTCTATGGTATGTTATATTTAAAGGTGAACAAGTAGTAGGTATTTTAGCTAACAAAGAAGCTATTGCTAGGGAAATGCTTGGTAGGATTACTCTTATGTTAGAGAATCTGCCATTCTTTTTACAGCCTGGATGTACTGTTTTAAATAAAAGGTCTATTGCATTTTCTAATAATTCAAGACTTGTAGCTTCTGCCACATCATCAAGTTCCATTAGAGGTATGTCACTTAACCTCGTATACCTTGATGAGTTTGCATTTGTAGATAATGCTACTGAATTTTATACTTCAACATATCCAGTAATCTCATCTGGTAAAACATCTAAAATTATTATAACCTCAACTGCTAATGGTATAGGTAACATATTCCATAAGTTATATGAGGGAGCTCTTCAAGGTACCAATGAATTCAAATCATTGCGGGTTGATTGGTGGGATGTACCAGGAAGGGATGAAGTATGGAAGAAGATGACTATTGAAAATACTTCCCAGCTGCAGTTTGACCAAGAGTTTGGTAATTCATTTCATGGTACGGGTAATACTCTTATATCTGCTGATTGTCTATTAGCTTTAAGAGCACAATCCCCTGAGGAAATAATTAATGGTATAAAAATATGGAAACAACCTGAGGAAGGACATAATTATTTAATGTTTGTGGATGTATCTAAAGGTAGAGGAATGGATTATTCCACGTTCACTATTATAGATGTTAGTGTTAATCCATTTATTCAGGTATGCACATTTAGAGATAATATGATGTCGCCTTTATTATTCCCTGATTTATTATTTAAGTATGCCACACACTATAATGAATGCTATGTCGTGGTTGAATCAAATGATGCAGGCCAAGTGGTATGTAATGGTTTATATTATGACCTAGAATATGAGAATGTATTTGTTGAGAGTATGATTAAAGCGAATGCTATTGGTGTAACCATGACTAGAAAAATTAAAAGAATGGGTTGTTCCAATATAAAAGATATAATGGAACAACATAAGTTAGTGATAAATGATGAGGAAACCATAAGAGAGATGAGTACATTTGTTGCAAAAGGCTCTTCTTATGAGGCAGACCACAATTCACATGACGATTTAATGATGAATTTGGTTATGTTTGGGTGGTTCACATCCACCCCGTTCTTTGCTGAATCAACTGATGTTGACTTAAAACGTATGTTATATAAAGAAAAGGTTAAACAATTGGAAGATGAAGTGATACCAGTAGGGGTTATGCCTGAAAAAGAACCAGAACATCCGTTTGGAACTGGGTGGCAAGTGTGGAGAGGTTGAGAATTATAAATAAGTATATTGAGAAAATGTCTTATTATGCAAATCTTATAACAAAATGACATAGGAGTTATACATGGCAAGTCTAGTTTCACCTGGAGTACAGGTAAAAGAAATCGACTTAACTAACGTCGTACCGTCTACATCAACAACTGTGGGAGCCGTAGCAGGAAGTTTTGCTTGGGGTCCATGTGATGTAATCACTACCGTGAGTAGCGAAACGGAGTTAATCGACAAATTTGGAAAGCCAGGAGCGGAAACTTTTGAGACCACTCTTAACGCGGCCCAATTTTTGAGCTATGGCAGTGCTTTACGCGTTGTCAGAGCGGTTGGAAGTTCAGCACTAAATGGAACAGCATCAGGTACTGGTATTCTAACAAAAAATAAAGAAATATTCGATACGCAAACACCTGCGGCTGGAGACTGGACACAAGCCAGATATCCTGGAGTTACAGGCAATGCTATCGGAGTAGCATACGCAACAGACCCAACGAGTTTTCTTGGGTCGTCTTGGTGGACCGACAATGTCGAATCCTCACCAGGAACATCAGCGGGAGCAGCAGCGGTAGGAGGCTCGAATGATGAAATTCACTTACTTGTTTATGATAAAAATGGTACAATTACAGGTACGGCTAATAGCATACTTGAATATTGGACTTTTTTAAGTCAGGCAAATGATGTGAAAGGACCAGATGGCAGTTCTTTATACTATAAAGACGTCATTAACAACAATTCTGAATGGGTATATATCGGAAATCATCCAGCAGCTTTAACAGATGCTGGTGAATCAGCGGTAAGTAATGCATTTACGCGAGTTAACCATGCGTTTGCAGAATTTACTGGTGGTGTCGATGATAACGTATTGACAGCAGCAGAGACAAACACAGCTTATAATTTGTTTAGCGACAAAGAAACTGTAGATGTTGACTTGATTTTCCAAGCTAATACTTCATTAGCAAGGGCTGATAACCTGACAATTACTAATAATCTAGTAGCCATTGCAGATGCAAGAAAAGATGTGGTGGCATTTGTTTCACCTTGTGGCGCAGAATATGTTACTTCTGCAAGCACTACATTTACCAATATATCAACAAACAGAGATACTGTTACATCATCTTCTTATGCATTTATGGACTCAGGTCGATTATATGTATATGACAAATACAACGATGCACATCGTTGGATTGGTGGCGCAGGAACCTGTGCAGGACTAACAGCAAATGCCGACCTAGTCGCAGATGCATGGTTCTCACCGGCTGGATTTACACGTGGTAACTTAAGAAATGTTACTAAACTAGC